GACATGTCGAAGGAAAGCACGGTGCTGACGTTGTACGGCAGCCATTCCCCGTCCAGCCTGTATTTGTGCTGCAGGGGGTAAAACTCCAGCCCTGGCACGGGATCTAGCAGTTGTCTCACAAATGGCTTGCGTATGCGTCGCAAACGTGGCACCTTTGCGAAGCAACGTCAACCGTTTGTGCCACAGATCAACGTCAGAATCACAGAGGAACAGCTCAGCTGGCTGTCTTCTGAGGTCAGACCATTCCGCAACAAGTCAGCTGTCATCAGGGATCTCATCGATTCAAAGATTCGAGGCCTTGACGGGTTCGCTAGTCTGTCCGCGTACCACGTCGGTGCGGGACCACAACAAGGTAACCTCCGCCCTCTCACAGGTAATAAGCCTTCGCTGAAGCAACCTGAAGGCGATTCAGAAGCTTCTCAAGAGCAGCAGTTACCTCCGCACCAGACGGAGGCTGTTCCGCCTTCTGCCCAAGAACCTGACCACGAAAAAAACATATATAAAGGTGTTAAAACTGAAATTAAGGTCGAAAAAGCGCGTAAATCACGCGCTAAGAAGACCAAAGGCACCCCTGAGTTCGAGGCCTTCTGGAAGCGGTATCAAGGCTGCCGCCATCGCGCCAACGGCCAGTCCAAACCCAAAGCCATGGAGCTTTGGGGCCAGCTTGTCCCTGACGAGCTACAACCTGATGACCTGATGCGTGCCATCGACGGCGCGATTGAAGATATCCGATCCCGGCAAGGCGTCGGGGAGTTTGCCTCGCCGTTGCCTGACTGCTTCCGTTGGCTGCGGGATGAGTGCTACGCCGTCTACCTCGAAGACAACGCGCCTGCGCCCACCAAATCCTCCATGTTCCTCTGATGAAACTATTTGAGCCCGAAGCCGCCGAGCACTTCGTCTTCGCCGTTGTCCCCATGAATGCCAAAGAAGGGGCCATGCCCGATTTCAAGGCAATTCGCGCAGGGGACATGGAATCAGCCCTGAATCAGATGGATGGCCGCGTGCGCCCTGCTGCGCCGCACTGCATGGGCCGCTTTGATCACCTGGGCCGCTACTGCACCTACTGCCCATCTGTTGAAGGCATCATGCCCGGCAGGTTCGTCCTGCATCCGGCAGCCGACGCTGAATACAAAGCCAGCCGCCCCTACTGATGAACCCACTACAGGACATCACCAGCACGATTAAGACCTTGCGCGATGGCATTGCGAAAGGCTATTGGACGCTGGAAGATCTCGACACGCCGCCACCCGGCAGCATCAGCAAAACCCACCGCAACCTGCTGAGAGACCAACCCAAGGCTGAGCAAGTTGAAGCGGGGCCAAGCCCGCGAGACTTTGCGCCGCCTGTCACCCCTGAACCTGAACCCTTCGACTTCTGATGAGCAACCTGAGCCGAATTGAATTTGACGCCACGCCTGAGGAACGCAACAGGCTGAACATGGAGGCAGCCGCCCACGGCATGTCCCGCAAAGAGCTGATCCGTGAGCGTGTGCTGTACCCGCAGCGCGTCGCATCGCTGGGCAATGGCCGCGACTGCATCGATCGCGCCATCACCGCTGTTAATCGCCAGTACAGAGGGATCCCAAGGCATCAGCTTGAGCCGATCATCTGCACGGTGATCTGCGCGTTAGCAGCGGAGGGTTGACGCCCTCCCCCTGGTATGCCATACTTATTGCATCAGCCGGAGACGGCACAACCTCAAACCTCAAATGACCACCTTCCTCACCACTGCCCAGCGCGAGTTCCTGATCGAGGAATACAAAGAGCAGCTCGAAGAGTTTGAGCAGCTCGAAGAGTATGGCCACATGCTTGATGGCTTGCGCACCATGAACAACGTCGATTTCTTGAACGAGTGCATTGAATTCATGCCTATCTACGGCGATCCCGTTGGCCGCAAGATTCTCAGCCGCATCAAGTGATCTGCTGCCAGGGGTTGCCAGCCAGCCCCTGGTATGCCATACTTATGACATCGGGAGAGATCCCACAACCTCAACGCCACAATGACCCTCATCGAAACCACCAACAACGGCACCTTCTTTACCCTCACCACCGAAAAGGGCAACACCGTTGAAGTCAGCACCTTCCTCGGTCATGTGATGGTGTTCATCCAGCGCAAGGGTCTGAAGCAGCTGGCCAAGGGCCGCCGCTTCGCTTCCATCGCTGCAGCCGCTGAGGCTTACAAGGCCGCCGACGTCAAAGCTGCCCTCTACGCCCTGGCCGAGGCTTGATCCATGTCGATGTTTGGCTACCCCTTCCCCCGCACCTACGCCGACTTGGAGTCCGCGCCCTGGTGTGACTCTGTTGAGCGATGGATTGGCGCTGATGGCGTGTTCATCCACGTCCACTTTGACTGGCTCCCAGATGCTGAATGGCGCGTCTGCTCTGCCCACGGCGAGAACCTGAAGGAGGCCCTGGAAGATCTCCGCTCTGAGTTCTGGAGCGACATGCGCCCACCAAGCGCAGCAATGGGCGATGGCGCACGCAGAATCATCAAGCAACACATCCGCGAGGTGATGTCCATGCCAAAGGGTTGACGCTCTCTGGCTGGTATGCCATACTTATGTCATCGGGAGGCGGGGACGCTTCCCACACTCAACACCTCAACCATGAACCTCTCCACCTTCTTCGCTGAGAAAGACTTCACCATCCAGACCTACGAAGTCACCAGCCCCACCACCGGCGACTCTCACATCATCACCACCGACGTTGTGATCGACCGCATCCTCAGCACCAAGGGCCAAGAGCGTCAGCAGATCACCGGCATCCTTCAGCAACTCGACTTCCGCAACGGCGACTTCCACCACTTCTTCAAGCACCTCGCCACAGGCCTCGCCGCTCAATACTGATCACACCAACGGCCCTGGAGACAGGGCCACCACCATCACCACCTCAACCATGCAAATTCAAATTGACTGCAGCGTTGCCGACCTCTATCTGATCGCCAAGGCGTTTCAAATGGCTGAGATGCAGGCCGACCGCAACGCGAATCAATCACGGCCTAGGAGCTACCGCACGACGGTGAGCAGGCGGATGGACAACAAAAGAAGCGAGACCTACGAATACCAACGCCAACTGTTTGGCGAGCTTCACGACATGTTCCTGGATGCCATCCCTGAGCGTCAGGTCAGCGTAAAGATCAAGCACACCGAGGAGGATCTCTGAGCCATGGACAACCACAACACCTGGCTCGACCTTTTCGAGTCCTTCGAGCGTCACCAAACTGAACTCGAAGCTCGCGACAGCCTCATGGTCCTGAACCGTGACATCCAACCCAAGTGGGAAATCCAAGCCTTCCTGAACAACGAACTGCAGTGGGCCGACCCGGCCTATGACGACGACGAGCTGCAGAGCCTCAAGAACGCCGCCACTGAAGCTGGCTTCACCTACACCGTGGAGAAGGTGGACTGATGACCGTCAACCCTTACGCCCCGCTCCTGCCTTGGGATGACTCCATAGCAGAATCGCCCGACTGGAAGGGTGGCGAATCCTCCAACCTCTTGATCTACCCGAACACCACCCAAGAGCAGCTCACCTCACTCTGTAAACACGCCAGCTTCTGCGGCTACAAATACGCAGAAGCCGACAACCAAATGTTCTCCGATGACCGTTGCCTCTTGACCTTCATCAAGCCAAATTGATCACCGTCGGGGAGCCTGATGCCTGAGCTGTCCCCCGCTCAGGCTGAAAGCCATACAACACCCAGGAGGGAAAAGCAGGGCGGGTTGAGGTCCGATCCATCCCCCGACACCAAAACCCAAAACCATGGAACTTATACGCACCCAAGACCACGACCTCCGAGAACTTCAGCGCCACAATGAACTCAGCCAGTTCCTCGACTATGAGCGACGCCTCAGAGCTGCCTACACCCAATCCCAAGATCCGCACCCTCGAAGACGGATGCCTCAGGATTCAGGTGGGCGAATATGTCGGGACCGTATCTTCGATGCACTTGGTTGATGTCAAAATCAATCAGCTAATGTCAGCGTGGAAGTCAAGACATCAAACGGGTGGCATCAATCAACGATCTGAAATCTGATCACAAAAATGCACGCCGTCGCACAGATCGTTCCTCTGACTTAATCAAAGAATCGCTGCAACGCTACGGCGCAGCCCGCTCCATCGTCATCGACGAAGAAAACCGCATCCTCGCCGGTAACGGCACCATCGACGGAGCCAAGGCAGCAGGCATCCGCCGTGTGCGCATCATCGAATCAGAAGGCGACGAGGTGATCGCCGTTCGCCGCTCTGGCCTCTCAGAGGAAGAAAAGGTCGGCCTGGCTCTTGCCGACAACCGCACCGCTGATCTCAGCGAGTGGGATCAAGAGATGCTCCACCGCCTCTCTGAGGAGCACGATCTAGAGCCGTGGTTCAACGAAGACGACCTCAACGAACTCCTGAGCATCACAGAGCTAGACCCTGAGGAGGGCAACACAGATCCCGATGAGATCCCAGAAGAACCGCAAGAGCCCATCACCAAGCCGGGCGACCTTTGGATTCTCGGCAACCATCGCGTTCTCTGCGGTGACTCCACTTGCCCTACCGACATCGAGCGGCTGCTAGGCGGAGAAAAGGCGGCACTGTTGCACGCTGACCCGCCATACGGCATGGGCAAGGCTTCTGATGGCGTTGCCAACGACAACCTCTACGACGACAAGCTCGACAGCTTCCAGATGGAGTGGTGGGCCACCTTCCGCCCATACCTTGAGGACAACGCTTCCGCGTACATCTGGGGCAACGCTCCGGAGCTTTGGCGGCTTTGGTACAAAGCTGGCCTGGGTGACTCAGAGCGCCTAACGATGCGTTCCCAAATTATTTGGGACAAGCCCCCAAGCGCCTCTGCTTTCGGATCGCCAATCGGCAGCGAGAAAATGCGCAGCTTCCCCCATGGCTATGAGGTCTGTTTGTTTTTCATGCTCGGAGAGCAAACTTTCAACACCAACGCTGACAACTACTGGGAGGGGTGGGAGCCGTTGCGTTCTTACCTTGAAAGTCAGATGAAGTCGCTCGGCTGGAAAACTTCTGATCTGAACAAGATCACGGGAACACAGATGGGCGGGCACTGGGTCACAAAATCCCAGTGGACGCTGCCAACTGCAGAGCAATACGCAAAGATTCAGGCCGCTGCTGGAGATGTTGCGTTTACCCGTCAGCATGACGCTCTTGCTGAAACCAGAGACGCATTCAAGAAAGACTATGAAGAGCTGAAGCGTGAATTTCAGGCCACCCGCGCCTACTTCGACAACGCCCACGACAACATGACCGACGTTTGGGACTATCCCCGCGTCCATGGCGACGAAAGGCACGGCCACGCCACACCAAAGCCCGTGGACATGATGAAACGGGTCATGCTCACAAGCCTTCCAAAAAACGGTCTATGCCTTGAACCCTTTGGTGGCTCTGGCTCAACGCTGATGGGCGCTCAGCTCACAAATCGACGCTGCTACACAGTCGAGCTAAAACCTGAGTACTGCGACGTTATCGTTAAGCGGTGGGAGAGTTTCACGGGAGAAACCGCAGTCCTGGCCTCTGACAAAGATTGATGGGCAAGAAATCGACAAAAATTGAAGTCGATATGCGAGTGAATCGAGTTGCACGGCTTTTGGCTAACGGTGCCGTGCGCTCGGACATCGTGCAGTATTGCGCGAAGGAATGGGACGTTGCTGAACGTCAGTCGGATACCTACATCGCCAAAGCCAGAGAGATCATCCGCGCCGATTGGGAAAGTGATCGCCTGACTTTTACTGCAGAGATTTTGGCCCAGCTCGCATCACTGCAGAAAGAAGCTCGCAAAACCAACAACCTTAACGCTGCGCTCGGCTGCATTAAGACCGCCGCACAGATCACGCAGATTCTGCAGTGAGCATCCTCAGCCACATCGAACGTGGTTCGATCCTCCAGCGCATTGGGGAAAACCACACGACAATCGACGCATCGGAACTGATCGATCGGGTCAAAGCTGACCTGCATCCGGGGCAGCTTGCTTTTGTTAATGATCAGTCAACGCAGATCATCGGGCTATCGGCTGGCTATGGAGCAGGCAAGACGCGCAGCCTTTGCGCCAAGGCCTTGGCCCTTGCTATCGCCAACCAAGGGTTCATCGGCTGCGTGATGGAGCCGACAGGTCCGTTGATCCGTGACATCTGGCAGAACGACTTTGAGGCGTTCTTGGAGCAGTACGAGATCCCGTACAGCTTCAGGGCGTCACCCTTGGCTGAATATGTCCTGCACCTGCCGGGCGGTGACACAAAGATCCTCTGCCGCAGTTTTGAAAACTGGTCACGCATCATCGGCCTGAACCTTGCCTGGGTGCTGGCGGACGAGATTGACACCGTGACGCCATCTATTGCTGAGAAGGCGTTTCCCAAAATCCTTGGCCGTCTTCGCTCTGGCAACGTGCGCCAGTTTGGTGCAGCATCAACGCCTGAAGGTTTTCGCTGGATGTGGAACACCTTTGGCACAGAAGATGCACAGCAGCGCCCAGATCGAAAGCTCATTAGGATGCGCACGGCGGACAATCCTTGGCTGCCCCCAGACTTCATCGAACGACTGCAGGCCAACTACGACCCAAGCCTGTTGCAGGCTTACTTAGAAGGCCAATTCTGCAATCTCACAACCGGCCAGGTCTATGACCGTTTCGACCGGGAAAAGCACGTCATAACCAACATTCCAGACGTAAGCCGCGAACCTCTACGCGTCGGCTGCGACTTCAACGTTGGCAACTCAAACGCAGTCATCGGTGTTCGTCTCGGAGAAAAACTTCTCCTGATCGATGAGATCAGCGGCGCACATGACACCGACGCCATGGCCCAAGAAATACAACGCCGAGCTGATGGACGCCCGGTTTATATCTACCCTGACGCATCAGGCGGAAACCGAAGCACGAATGCCTCGCGCACTGACATCCAAATCTTGGAGTCTTACGGGTTCAGCAATCAATCACCGAAGGCCAACCCTCCCATCCGTGATCGGGTGGCTTCTGTTCAGGCTTTGCTGGAGAACGGGAAAGGCCAAGTGAGGCTACAGATTGCCGCCAGCTGCAAACGGACCATCGAATGTCTGGAGCTGCAGAGCTACACCGAGGCAGGTGATCCTGATAAAGACGCTGGTTACGATCACATGAATGATGCGCTTGGCTATCTCGTCTACAGAGATTTCTCAATGCTCCATGCCCGCGCTGGTCGTGGTACTGGAATCAGGCTTTACTAAACTGATCGCATGGGTGGGATTTAGCTGTGTATTCAGGCTTTTCTGGTCGCCAACGTGTTGGCAACGTGACGACGGTGGAAAGCCCCAACACGGCTTACGTCAACATGGAGCCGCATTGGCTGTTGATTGAAGCACTTTTACAGGGCACTTACGGAATCAGAAAAGGGCACAGAAAATATCTACCGCAAGAACCAAGAGAACTGGATGAGGCTTATGACAACAGGCTGATGCGTTCAACGCTTGCGCCTTATTACGTCAGGCTGGAGCGGATGTTGGCGGGCATGTTGACCCGCAAGCCTGTGCGGCTTGAAGACGTGAGCGATGTTGTCACTGAGCAGCTTTTTGATGTTGACCTGCAAGGCAATGATCTGAACGTCTGGACCTACGAAACCGCCCGTAAGTGCATCCGTTATGGCCACGTCGGCGTTCTTGTTGATGCGCCAAAGGCAGGCGACAACGGCAGGCCTTACTGGGTGTCGGTGACGCCCCGCGACATCTTGGGATGGCGCTCTGAGGTGAAGGACGGCAAGCAACAGCTGACCCAGCTGCGCCTGATGGAAACCATCACCGTGCCCGATGGCCTCTACGGCGAGAAGCAGGTGCAGCAGGTACGGGTGTTAACACCTGGCGCTTTTGAGATCCACCAAAAGGACAAGAAAGGCGATTTTGTCCTGATTGACGAAGGCAGCACCAGCCTTAGCGAAATCCCGTTCGCTGTTGCTTACTCCAACCGCGTCGGTGTCCTTGAGTCGCGGCCACCACTGGCAGACATCGCCGAGCTGAACCTGAAGGCCTACCAGGTTCAATCTGACCTCGACAACCAGCTGCACATCAGCGCCGTGCCGATGCTGGCGATCTACGGGTTCCCGCAGTCAGCAGAAGAGATCAGCGCAGGCCCAGGCGAAGCCATGGCACTGCCCGAGGCTGCACGGGCTGAATACATCGAACCCGGCGGCAACAGCTACGACGCGCAGTTCCGCAGGCTTGACCAGATCGCCAGCCAGATCAACGAGCTAGGCCTGGCCGCTGTGCTGGGTCAAAAGCTCAGCGCAGAGACAGCAGAGGCCAAGCGCATCGATCGCAGCCAGGGCGACAGCACCATGATGGTCATTGCTCAGCAGATGCAGGATCTGGTTGACAACTGCCTCAAGTTTCACGCGCAGTACATGGAGCAGGCGCAAGCGGGCAGCAGCTTCATCAACCGCGACTTCCTGGGCCAGCGCCTCGAACCGCAGGAGATCCAATCACTGCTGCAGCTCTACACCGCAGGCACCATTACGCAGGAAACGCTGCTCAACCAGCTGTCAGCTGGCGAGGTGCTGGGCGATGAGTTTGACGTAGAAGAGGAGATCGAGGCCACGCAGACCGGCGGCCTGATCGAGATGGAGCAGCCTGAGCCCGAGCCTGCGCCTGAAACAGAGGCCACAATGCCAGAAGCAGAGCCGGAGGCAGAAGATGAGTTGGCTGGATAATCTGCGCAAGCGCAAGCCGGAAGAGCCGATCAACCGGCTGCTGTTCTTCTCAAAGCAAGAGCTGACAGAACAGACCTACGCGGTGATTCGGGTCACTTGGTATTTGCACGGCAAGATCTCCGGCGTGTCGGAAACATCAATCGGCCTGTATGACCAAGATGTCATTGCCGAGTTTTCTGATCTTGTCGGCAACGCGCTGCGTGCTGGCTGTGACGTGTCGGTGGCCTGTATTGATGACCCGCAATATCTGGGCATTTATGACTCATGAGCACGCCATCGGAGCTGTACCGCAATGCCATCGATCTAAATCGATTTAGCAACGGCGTTGCCAAGCGGATTGCTGTTACATACAACGATCTGATTCTTGATGCTGTCGCGCAGTTGCGTGAGCTTGAGGAGATCGCCCCGACTGAAGGCCTAGAGCCTCGCTTGAGAAGAGGCAGCACGACAGCAGCATCAGCAAGGTCGGCTCGTCTGTCCGCAATTTTGCGTCAGCTGAAAGAATCGCTGGACGGCTGGGCAGGGACAAGCACCCTTGCGGTTGTCGAAGATCTCCAAGGGTTAGCGGAACTCCAAAGTGAGTTTGTGACCAATGAGCTGCGCCGGGCTTTGCCTGTTGAGTTGCGGGAGCAGATCCGCAGCATTCAGATCAGCCCGCAATTTGCGCAGTCCGTCGCAACCATTGACCCGACCGAAATCAACGTGGTGTCACTTAGCGATGATCTGCAGGCTGCTGTCACCGGAGCACCGCAGACGTTCAGCCTGACGGCTGCCCAAGGCACAACCGTCACGCTGCCGAACGGCAAGGTGTTGGAGAAGTCGTTTAGAGGCCTGGCAGAGTCGCAGGCCGATCTGTTCGCCAAGACGGTGCGGAATGGCCTGTTAACTGGTGAGTCAACGGACAAGATTGCGCGACGGCTTAAAGGTCGTTTGCGTTTCGGGCAGCCAGGCAGCTTGCGGCAGATTGCGCAGGCGGGTGGTGAGGTGACTGCTGTCGCCAACAATCAGGTGATGGCGTTGATTCGCACAAGCATCAATCAAGTGGCCAACGAAACCAGCCAGCAGGTTTACAAGGCCAACCAAGACGTGACCAAGCGTTACCGCTACGTCGCAACGCTAGACAGCAGGACATCGCCCATTTGTCGTTCTTTGGACGGGCGGACTTTTGAGTACGGCAAGGGGCCGACACCGCCGCAGCATTTCAACTGTCGCTCGACCACTGTGCCGATCATTGATTACAGCGGCTTGGGAATCTCG